CTGCCCAGGATAGAGTTCCTGAGCCATCACTTACTAATGCATAACCTGAAGCTGCTGCATCTGCAGAAGGTAATGTCCAAACTAAATTAGAAGAAACTGTAGCTGGTGCTTGAAATCCTACATAGTTACTGCTGTCGGCATCTGCAAACCTTAGATCACCTTGAGCATTTAGTTGGATATCAGTTAATACGTTACCTAATAACTGTGCCTTTGTTTGACTCATCTCTTACGAATATCACTACCATTCTCTCTATTTTACTTCTATGATTTTTTACATTCCTCTAATTTATTAATTACTCTACTATATAAATGAAGCTTGATACCTTTGTGTCTTAAAGCAATCAGCTTTGTAAGTGTCATTTCATCACAGTAAAAGAGAATTGGCTCTTCTTCTATGTTAAAGTCGCCGCTCATAAGTCATTTGTCCATCATTTTTTCCAAAGAATGAACTTGATTTGATCTGTAGTAAGCTAATCGTTCCTGAATTAGATTGTAATAGTTTATGGCTCCATCTACCATTTCTTCTGGGCTGGTGCTTGCTGCTAGATTTTCATTGGCAAGCATACCTGCAGTCAATACTGTGACTCCCCATTCCACTTTACTACCTAGTAATGCTTCTAGAGGAGTACCATCGTTCGTGAAACTAGCTAATAGCTGGAATAAAGATGCTGGATCTCTACTCTTGTCTGTTGAACCCATGGTAATCCCTTAGAAGTATTAACCCTATTTTAACCTGCTTTTTCCAAATGGTAAGAATAAGCCTTGGCTGCGTTGC